GTTCGCGGCGTCGGTGCTTTTCTGCACACCCGCCCGAAGGAAGATCGCCAAGCCGCTGGTCAGTACCAGCTGCATCATCGCGCCCAGCTCAAGCTCGCCAGTAAAGTACCCGCCAACAGCGGTCAGAATACCGGCCAACCCAGTCCAAACAGTTTTACTTTTTAGCATCGTTATTTGCATTTACAGCCGCCCTTTTTGGACGACTTCTTCGTTTTGCTCTTGGCCGACATCGCCGACCCCTTCTTCTTGAACTTATATGATTTACCTACTGGCATAATTATTTCTTTCTTCTAGCTGGAGTTGCGCGGCCTTTCCGCTTTTTCTCCGAAGCCTTTCGCCTCACCTCTGACTTGGACATTTCGCCCAGCGTCTTTGGTGTTTTTGAGCTGACCCGTTTGGTTGGCCGACAGTAGCCGCCGTCCGCATCCCCACACGCTTTTTTAGTTCTGGTGTTAACCCAGCGCTCTTCAAACCAACGCCTGAGAGCGGCTCCTTCAGCTGACTTGCGTACCGCCATTATTTCTTCTTGGACTTATTGCCCCAGTTGGCAGCTCCAACCTTTCGGCATTTAGCTAACGCGCCACTTGCATACGCAGACGGCCACACCTTATAGCGGCTTTTAACTTTGTGATAACAAGCGTCTCTGCGTTTAGCTGCCATTAGTATTTACCTTTACGGCTCTTCGGGTTGCTGGTCTTGCGACCACCCTTTGACCATAGCTCGGTACACGCTAGGTGTCGTGCGGTTCCGGCCTTCGCCTCAGAACAGTTGTGCCTAGCTTTAAAACTCTTCCTAGCTGCGTCAGAATAGTTGTTGCCGTATCCCTTCGCCCCCGCGTGTACCAGCTTCTTGCCGCCGTCCACGCAGTAGAGTTTCATTATCTTCTTATCGGGCCGCGTGCTGCGGCGCACCTCGCCGCATTTCATCGACGCTTTTGGGTTAGTCTTTTTTGCCATTTTTTTTAAGTTGTTCGCGCACCTTTAACGAAATGTAAACCAGCGAGATCACCGAGATCGCCAGCTGTAAAACGATGTCGATGTTCAACATCCAGTTGGTCAACCCAGCTACGGCAGCTATGCCCACAAACACATCGTCTTGGTTAATCATTTCGTCGGCCCCGCCTTTCTAAACCACAGCCCGTTAGTCGGGTTGCGATACCAGCTGGAGTCGGGGATAGCTGGCTCCACCGGCTCGTAAAATTCCAGCTCCAGTCCGGTGATCGAGAGGTCAATGCTCTCGATCGGATTCGGAGCGATGCATCCTTGGCCTACCGCCACCGCCAACAAGCAGATTGTTGAAATTGCGATGTTGCTCCCGCATCTCCGCGACCCGCTGTTCCAGCTCGCAGATTCGGTGGGTTTGGTCGCCTTTGATAGCATTGATCGCGTCGATGAGTTTGATGAGGATGTCGCGGTTATCGGTGAGTGAATCTTTTAAGTCCTTCAGTAGAAATTGGGTCATCCTCCAAATGTAATATCCCAACGCCATCGACGCTGCGATCGGGAAGCCCAGCTCTTTGATCGTCTCCGAATCCACCCATCCCTACCCTAACTAATCGTTTAAAACTTTTACCGACTCCCAAGCAGCTGACCAGCTGGCGTAGTCGGGATTAGCTTCCGGCTCTGCCTCCTCGTCTACTTCCAGCACAACGTCCACAATCCCAGTCGGGTTGCCTTCTTCGTCCAGCTGGGGTCGCTCAACCTCGATCATTACCGGCAACGTCTCGCTTGGCTTACCTCTGCGAACCACTTCAAAGCTGTTCGTCAAATCGGTCGCGCCAGCTATCGTGACTTGAGCTGCATCGTATTCAGCCCAAGGCTGGTAAGGTCGTTCCGTCTCGTTGCCTTCGATATCTGTCTCGGTGACAGTCTTGGGGATGTCGCCTTCTGGCTCTGGAACTAGCCGCGCTGCCTCTAGTGCCTCAACGTCAGCGAGTGCTTTCCTAATACCGGCGTTGCGGTTGCTTTGTGCGTCTAGGGTAGCTTGATATTCCGCATCGCTGGCAGCTTGCGCTTCGGAGGTTTTGTCTACCTCGCGAGTCTGCTCAACTTCCGATTCGTTCCCCTCATCGTCGATAACTGTTTCGGTATATGTTTCAGTTTCAATAACCGGATCAACTGATGTTGGGTTACTTGTCGGATAAGCATCCTCAACGCAAACAGCTTGGCCGTTCTCGCTTACTGACCACCGCCTCAAGTATGCGCCACCTTTGTAGGTGTCTGGCTGAATGTCGGTGCTGCGAATCATCTATTCGCCTCCCTCTGACTCTTCTGCCACCGGTTCTTCTGCCGGTAGACTTGCTTGGTACTGCGCCTTCACCTCGTCAGTCCAAAGTGAGTTAGCAACGGCTTGAACCCGCGCATCTTCGCCGCTGACATCGTCAGTCGGAACGATAACGTGCCGGTGAAAACTGCGGCTGACTTCTGCACCATCGTCTTTGATGACGGTGTCGGTTCTTACCGAAATGACGGAGTTCGCACCCACGTTCATCTCGCCAATTTCTGTTATTTTTTCTAATGCCATATTAAGCTGTTCTGTAATGCCCGTTGAGCCAAAAAGCTGCACCACTACCGTTTGTATTTGATGCGTTAACTCCTGCTGGTGTGTAAAATGAAACTTTGTTTGTGTTGGCGACTGTTAATGAGTATCCAATATTTGATGTTCCCGCATAAGCGATAGCCAAACCGCGTGAGGCATCGTTGTTCGCTGTGTTGAACGGCAAACCTTCTAGGGTCATATGATTGCCGTTTGTAACTGACGGCATTCCAAACTGGACAGAAATAAACACTCTGTCGCCAATTCTGGTATATCTGCCTAAACCACCAGTTATTGTCAAAGATGCGCCGCTTCCGTCAGCTAATTGGAATGTACCAGTTTCATACTTGTCTAGCGTATACGCCTCGTTAGAAGTTGCAGAATCGTTTGACGGTGATGTTTGTAACGCTATGCCATTCGCGAACGTGGCCAAGCCGGTATTGTCTATTGTCAACCGAGTCGCTGCCGCTTGGCCCGTTGTTTGCGTTTGAAACTCTAGTTTAGAAGAAGTCGTTGAACCCGCTTCAGTTGCAATAATCTTCGCCAGCGTGCTGTCGGTGCTGGTACTACCAAAACGAACTGTGCCAAGCATTCCGCTGCCATCGCCGGTTGTTCGAGACAAGACAAGTGTTCCCCCGCCCGATTTATTAACGTGTAAATCGGAAATCGCGCCAGAACTTGCGTGCGGTGTATCACCCACGACGACCGCGCCCCCGCGCGTAACATCCAACCGTTTTGTGCCTTCGGTATGAAACTCAATCCCACCAGTAGCACTATTGACAGTCTTCAACGACAACGCACCGGTGCTGTTGTTGAACATTTCAATTGTGCTGGTGCGAGTAGTGCCGCCGCTGGAGAAATCGCTTTTGATAGTTTGGCCAGCAGTCGGCAGTATAATGTGGCCGTCGCTGTTTATGGTGAGTTTTGCCGAATTGCCGGTAAGGATTTTAACGTAATCGCCAGAGTGGCTACCAACGATTCGCGCATTCGTGCCGCCCCATTGGTAATATTTATCGTCTCCAATCGAAACGTGGCCGATGCGCGATATGGTCAATCGGTCAACAGCATCAGCGGCATCGCCTGTTCCAAAAGATAACCCGTAACCGTCTGAGCCAGCATCGCGGTTGCAACTTATGTATGCCGCCTCTTGGCCGTTTGCGTGTGAGCCGGTGGCGTAGCGACCTTTGAAAAGCAGTCGGAGTTTTTCTGTTCCGTTGTTGCTAGTATCGGCCAGCGTGATGTAATCGTGAGTTCCCGAACTATCTATACTTTTTGAAATAATCAGCGATGACGTTTGGTCTTCATTAGCGTGTGCGCTTCCGACTTTAACGTCTCCGTTAAACTCAACATCACCAGCATCGCCGGTAATGACGTTCATCGCGCTAGTCGATGTGGTGCTTATATTGCTTCCGATTCTTAATTCAGCCACGCCTCCATTATACGTTTGCGATAAAAGCGTGCTGCCACTTGTGCCGCTGGTGTTGTTAAGCGTGACCTCGCCGTGGGTGTCGCCCACTTTCAGTTTTCCAACTTCTAATTCGCTTGCCATTTTAAATTCCTATCGTTCGTATGTTTTCTCGGAGATGCGTTGCACCTCGACCTCTGCGTTCCATTGCATTCGGTAAGCCGAACTGCCAGTTACTTTGACCTCACAAGTTTTGGCGGTGTCGTTAGCGTTTAACTCAACATCCAGCGAAGCTATTGTGGTATCA